TAAATAAAGGGGAGGCTTGGCCTCCTGAACAGGAAGCCGAGAGGCTCAAGATGTACTCATCAAATAGAAATCTGTTTGAGGGAAAACACGTGCATGAGTACATGGAAGACCTCAAGAGGATAGAGAGGGTCATAGGCAACTTCGAGAATGTTGTTTCTTATCCTATTATTCTGAATTTCCAAAAGATAATATCCCTCAAAGTGGCGGACTTGTTATTGGGCGAAGTGCCTACTATAACTTGCGGAGGTGAGGGGAGCAGACAGCAGGAAACCGTTGATAAGATATGGCAGAACTCCGATTTATGGAACACTGCCTACCAAGTGGCGATAGACACATCAAGGTACGGCGACGGCTTATTACTGGTCAAGCAGAAAGACGGCAAAGGCAAGATAAGCCTTACACAGCCTCCGATATGGTTTTTAGTCGTAGACCCGAGAGATATCAAGGAAACCCTGAACCATGTCCTAGCATGGAAGTACGAGGAAGACGACAGAGAATATTTGAATGTGCAGATTCATTATAAGGGAAGTTATGAAGAAAGAATCTACAGCCTCACGAACAACAGCACGGGAAGCATCATAGGCGATATGAAAGAATCCAAAGTCTACAAGACTGGACTTGATGATTTCGCTGTAATCCAGGTGTCTAACGTCATCACGTCCGACAGGGTGAACGGATTAGATGACTATTCCGACATAGACAGCATAATATCTGAGTTAATGGTAAGAATCGGTCAGGTATCACGCATACTCGATAAGCACGCCTCGCCGTCAATGAGCGGACCTCAAAGCTCATTAGAGAAAGACCCTGCAACAGGCGAATGGAGGCTGAAAGCGGGAAACTACTTCTCGAGAGATACAAAGGAAGACCCCGAAGTCCATTACATAACGTGGGAGGGTCAGCTGGAAGCCAGTTTCAAACAGATAGAAAAACTCATAAACATGCTTTACACCATTTCAGAAATGGGGTCAGCGGTATTCGGGGATAACACGGACGTAGGCTCAAACACGAGCGGATATAAGGTCAAAATGATGATGCAGTCTGCACTAGCCAAAGTCAACCGCATAAGAATGAGGTTTGACCCCGCATTAAAAAAGGCTATAAAACTCTGCTCACAGATTCCAGGCAAAGGGATAATAAACCTGTCTGATGAAGTCATAGAGATTAAATGGGAGGACGGATTGCCTCAAGACGAAAAACAGATGGCGGAGATTATGCAGATAAGGACAGGCAACAAGCCTACCATAAGCCAGAAGTCAGCCATAAGGGTATTAGACAACAAGTCAGATGAATCAGCCGAAGCAGAACTGGGAATGATTCTTGATGATGAAGCGGCTACAAACCCGATGATAGCGCCACCATTTAGCGAGGAGGAATAATTGATACCCAAGAATGTGCAGAAGTTAATTTACACCTACAAAGCCTCCCAACTAAGGCTAATCGACATGATAGCCAAAGCAGAGGCAAAGGGGAATGTCACGGCATACAGGAGGGCGGTACTCGCAGACGTCAAGCAGGAGCTGTCCAGACTGGATAAATTCGCGCGCAAATGGGTAAGCAAGGAAATACCTCTCTCATACAAAGAGGGTATGAATGAGGCTCTAGACGCTATCAAGAAGACAGACATAGACATAACCAAAGTAATGACAAACAAGAAAGCCATAAAGACACTGACCGACAGCGCTTCAGGGATGTTAGAGGAAGCCTCGATGTATGTCGGGCGCAGGATTAACGATTTACTGAAAGAGGCAGGCGAGGAAGCCATTGCCGAGAAGCTGTCAGCAGGCGACACGGTCAAACAAGCCAAGAGCCTGATGCTTAAAAAGATGTCCGATAAGGGTATAACGGCTATACGCGACAAAAGAGGCAGGGAGATATCCTTAGACGCCTACGCCTCGATGGTAGCGAGGACCACCACGAGGGAAGCCACCAATACAGGGACGATTGACGCGGTGCAGGAAGTCGGAGGGGATTTAGTGCAGATGACGAGCCATGCCTCAGCCTGTCCGATATGCCAACCGTTAGAGGGCAGGGTGTACTCGATAAGCGGGAAGTCCAAGAAGTACCCCAAATTAGATATAGCGTTCAGCAATGGCCACGCAGACATCCATCCCAACTGCATACATAGCATAGTGCCATTCTTCGAGCAGTTCGCAGACGACCTGGACGAGATAGTCAAGCAGAGCAACAGGCCGTTCGAACTAGATCCAAAGAAGAAATCCCAGCTTGACGCCTATTACGCAGAGCAGAAAGTGAAAGCGCAGCGCAGGTCCGACTATAAGCTATGGGAGAAGTCAAAGACTTTAGCTCCTGATGACGCGCCTAAGACATTCTCAGGATTCAGGTCAATGAAGAGGGCAGACAGCGAGAGGTATCAGCAATTGAGAATTGCCATGAATGAAGCAACTAAGCCATAAGTAATTGTAAAAAACCACAATATGTGGTATATTTAAGACAAATAAACATAAAGCCATGAATGGCAGGAGGACATAGAAATGTCACAAACGGAACAAAACGTTACAACGGAAGTAAAAGCACCTGAACCTAAACTATTTTCTGAAGATTATGTTAAGACCATCAGGGAAGAAGCGAAAGAAAACAGGCTCGCAAGAAAAGCCGCCGAAGAAGAACGTGATAACCTCGCCTTGAAGTTTAAGGACGTAATCGGACTAAAACCCGAAGACCCACTGAAAGACGAAAGCATCACGCTCTACAAAGAGAACTTGACAAAGAATATGAACACAGCGCTTGAGAAAGCCAACGAAAGGCTGTTGCAGGCTGAAATCAAAAGCCTCGATGGTTATGATGTAAAACTTGTAAGCAGGCTGTTGGACCGCTCCAAAGTCATGATTGAAGAGGACGGCACAGTGAAAGGCTTGAAAGAAGCGATAACAGCGCTAGAGGAAGAGTTCCCACAGATAAGAAAGGGAACACAGACCGGCGGCGCAAATCCACCGCCAAACAACGCGACAGAAGTCGAAGTCTTGGAGCAGAAATTAAAACAAGCTCACAAAGACGGGGATGCTCTGTCCATAGTATCACTCACCCGACAGATATTCGAGGCGAGAAGCAAGAAATAAGGAGATAAAAAATGGCTAACGAAGCAACAGGTACAATCTGGGGACTGCCTAACTACACAGGGGCGCTCTATACCAGCGATATGATTAATACACCGTTCTTATCCATGATAGGTGGACTTAACGGCGGAAGACAGACAACAAACTTTGAGTTTCCGACAACTTCAGAGTACAACCACGAAACTTTGCAACAGGAAACAATCACAGAGAATGAATCCATAGCAGGCGTAACCGCAATAAACAGGGTACGTGAGCAGAAAAAGAACGTAGTGCAGATATTCCAGGAAAAAATCATACTTTCCTACGTAAAGATGTCTAACTACGGCAGGCTTGACGGAATCAACACTGCAGGCGGAGCAAACCCAGTAACAAACGAAAAGGACTGGCAGATAGCAAAGGCTCTCGAGGAAATCGCACGTAAAGTGGAATGGCACTTCTTACAGGGAACATATGCAATCTCAACAACCAGCGACACCCCCAACCAGACCAGAGGCATGATAGCGGCTGCGGCTCTCGCTTCCAACACAGTGGATGCACAAACAGTCGACCTGTCAAAAGACTTGATGGACGAGATACTCTTGACTATGTTCGAGAACGGAGCAATGTTCAAAAACCCAGTAATCTTCTGCGGAGGATTCCAAAAGCAGAAACTCTCTGCAATCTACGGATACGCACCTGAAGACAGGAACGTCGGCGGAGTGAACATCAAACAGATTGAAACAGACTACGGCAACATAGGTGTGGCTAACCCACATAGAATGATGCCTAGTTCAACCCTATTGATAGCGGACGTCGCAATGTGCGCTCCAGTATTCCAGCCAGTACCAGGAAAAGGAAACCTCTTCTATGAGGAACTCTCTAAGACTGGCGCTGCCGAATCAGGACAGATATTCGGACAGATAGGCTTAGACTATGGTCCAGCATGGTGCCACGGCACAATTACAAATTTAGCAACATCATAA